GCCAGAAGAAAATTTTCAGTATGAGCGAACAAACAACGAACCAAAGTCTGCCGCTCAACAAATGCGCGAGTATGTGAATAAAATTGGCGGAGAGCAATATCATCAGTATTCTAGCAAACTCGGTGACGACGGTGCTTACACCAAATCCCCAGTAGCTGGTAAGAACGATATGGGCGGAACTACTGCTAACATCCTTAATGCTGGAACATCCAAAGAAACCAACACAATTGGTAAAGGTGGAACAGTTCAAGGTAATGGACATTTTTCACAATCACCTAAGGATATGAATACTGGTAACGTAAACAAGCCAGGAGCTAGCGCAGCTAAGAGCTTCTATAAGAATAATCCAAAAGGACACGGAGCAGAGAAGAAAGGTTCTATGTCAAGCGAAGACGGCGGCGTATATAAGCAAAGCCCACTAAACGGCGCCCCTAAGAGAGCCAAATAAGGAATAGGACTAACGGATGAATTTATTAAGAGAACATTTAACGTTCGATCAAGCAAGAGTTGTTGTTGAGGGTGCCAATGAGGGCAAAGACTTGTTTATGAAAGGTATTTGTATTCAAGGCGGAGTCCGCAACGCTAATCAGCGAGTGTATCCTGTAAACGAAATTGGTAGGGCTGTTAAAACCCTTAGCGAACAAATTGCAGGCGGATATAGTGTTCTCGGTGAGGTAGATCATCCCGAGGGCCTTACAGTCAATTTGGACCGTGTATCCCACATGATTACAGAGGTGTGGATGGATGGTCCAAATGGCTACGGCAAACTAAAGATTTTACCAACACCCATGGGTGGATTGGTTAGAACAATGTTAGAAAATGGTGTAAAGCTAGGCGTAAGTAGCCGCGGATCTGGAAATGTATCTGAAGACGGCAGTGGTAATGTCAGTGATTTTGAGATTATTACAGTTGATGTCGTAGCGCAACCTTCCGCACCAGGAGCTTACCCAACACCAATATACGAACATTTAATGAATAATAAAGGCGGTTACAAGGCAATAGAAATAGCAAAAGATAAACAGGCACAAAAACACTTAAAAGAATCGCTGGTTAATATAATCAGCAGACTCCAATAATAGGAGATACAAGAATGTTGGAAGCTCTAAAAACACTATTAGAAAACGATGTAGTTTCCGAAAGTGTAAAGCAAGAAATTGAAGAAGCGTGGAACACAAAGGTTAAAGAAAACCGACAGGAAGTAACCGCTATGCTTCGAGAAGAATTTGCACAAAAGTACGAGCACGATAAAACTGTGATGGTAGAAGCTATTGACAAAATGGTTAGCGAGCGTCTCGAAGAAGAGATGGCTGAGTTGGCTGAGGATAGGCGACAACTTATTGATGCCAAAGCTAAGTTTGTAAAAGGCATGCACTCACAAGGCACCGTACTTAAATCTTTTGTAAATGAGATGTTGAAGCAGGAAGTTACTGAATTACACTCAGATCAAAAAGAAATGGCAAAGAAGTTCCGTATGCTGGAAGAATTTGTTGTTGACTCACTAGCAAAAGAAATTGCAGAGTTCCAAGTTGATAAGAAAGACTTGGCAGAGACAAAAGTTAGGTTGGTACGCGAAGCTAAATCACAATATGGTAAGCTAAAATCTAACTTCGTTAAGAAGAGTGCTACTAAAGTATCTACAATGGTTGAAAAAGTTCTCAGAAATGAGATTGGACAACTCAAAGGAGATATCGAAACTGCACGAAAGAATGATTTTGGGCGCAGATTGTTTGAAGCTTTCTCATCCGAGTATATGAATAGTTATTTGAACGAGAAGAGCGAAACTTCAAAACTTATGAAGATTGTTCGACTCAAAGACAAACAACTAGACGAAGCTCGTGTAAAAATGAGTAAAGCAACACAAATGATTAGCAAACGCAATCACGAACTGAAAAAGATTACAGAAAATGTAAGTCGTAAAGAAATTATTGCCGAATTGGTAGAACCACTCAACAAATCACAAAAGAATGTAATGATGGACTTGTTGGAAAGTGTTCAAACAAATCGACTGAAATCTTCTTTTAAGAAATACTTACCTACAGTAATCAATGAAGATGTAAAACCACAACAGAAAAAGGCAACACTAACAGAAGGCAAAGAAGTAACAGGCAACAAAAAAGTTAACGAAACACAATCAACAGGTGCAAGAGATAATGTCATTGACATTCGCAGACTTGCAGGACTTAATTAAGGAGAAATTAAATGTCAGAATTGTTAGAAAACCGCTGGCAGGATACCAAAGGAGCACTTCTTGAAGGCTTGCAAGGTATTAAAAAAAGCGTAATGGCAACAACACTTGAGAATACACGAAAGCATCTTATTGAGAGTGCTTCTGCTGGAACAACCTCAGCTGGTAACATTGCCACATTGAACCGCGTAATTCTTCCCGTTATTCGAAGAGTTATGCCTACCGTTATTGCTAACGAAATTATTGGTGTTCAACCTCTTACTGGACCGGTAGGACAGATTCATACATTGAGAGTACGATACTCCGATACATATGATAACATCACTGCAGGTGAAGAAGCATTGACACCATGGAAGATTGCTACTTCCTACTCCGGTGGCGGAACTGATCCTGATGGAAAGCCGCTTCCAACAGCGTCAATGGAAGGTATTGCTGGACGCAAGATGTCAATTCAAATCTTGAAGCAAACAGTTGAAGCAAAGACACGAAAGCTAAGTGCTCGTTGGACCTTTGAAGCAGCTCAAGATGCTCAAGCTATGCACGGAATTGATGTTGAAGCAGAAGTAATGGCTGCTCTTGCACAAGAAATTACAGTTGAAATTGATCAAGAAGTTCTTCAAAGTTTGAAAGTTCTTGGTGGAGCACCTTTGTTTGAATTCGATCAAACAATGACTTCAGGTGATGCTACATTCGTCGGTGACGAGCATGCCGCATTGGCAGTATTGATTAACCGTGCTGCTAACGTAATCGCTCAGCGAACACGACGCGGTGCTGCTAACTGGGCCGTTGTAAGTCCTCTTACACTTACAATCCTGCAAAGCGCAACAACAAGTGCATTTGCTCGCACAACAGAAGGCACCTTCGAAGCTCCAACCAATACTAAGTTTGTTGGAACTTTGAACAACTCAATGAAAATTTATGTAGATACATATGCTCGTGATGATGCTCCTGTATTGATTGGATACAAAGGAACAACAGAGAGCGATGCACCTGCATTCTATTGTCCTTACATCCCATTGATGTCAAGTGGTGTGGTACTTGATCCAGCTACATTTGAGCCAGTCGTTTCCTTTATGACACGATATGGTTATGTAGAACTGACAAACACTGCGTCATCTCTTGGAAATGCTGCTGATTACTTAGGAAAAATTGGCATCAAAGACAGTTCTGTTTCCTTTATGTAATAATTATTTTTTACATATAATCAGAACTATACTGATAAATAAAAGAGGAGCTTCGGCTCCTTTTTTTATGACTAAAAATCCTAAAATTTATTGATAAATATTACTGAGGAGAACAAAAATGGCATACTCACAAGGTGTAATTGATCATTATGACAATCCACGCAATGTAGGTTCGCTCGATAAAAATTCAGAAAACGTAGGAACGGGCCTTGTAGGAGCGCCGGAATGTGGGGATGTAATGAAGCTTCAAATACAAGTTGAAGACGATAAAATCATAGACGCAAAATTTAAGACATTTGGCTGCGGATCAGCTATTGCTAGTTCTAGTCTAGCAACTGAATGGGTTAAAGGTAAGAGCGTCAATGAAGCTCTCGAAATAAAAAACACACACATAGTCGACGAATTATCACTACCTCCTGTTAAAATCCACTGCTCGGTGTTAGCCGAAGATGCAATCAAAGCCGCAATAGACGACTATAGACGAAAGCAATGTACTGAAAATGGAACAACCTGACCCCCTACCTATGACTGAATGGAACCTAGACGAAAATGAAACTGTTGGTATGACTCAATATCGACTAAAAGACTTGCCACAATGGGCAAAAGAACAACTCAAATCTAAACAATACGAAAAATCAAAATAATCATTTCTAATATACGGCTAAATACAGTAACACATTATGACTCATTATGGTAATGAGTCATAACACCTATATTAGGAGAAATACATGCCAGGACCATTAGGTAAAGAATTTCTGAAAGACAATCCAATCAAGTGCCAGTTTCATAACGGAACTGAAAGCGTTCAAGGATGGGTCATTAGAAAAATTGGAAGTTCTAAATTTAGATGCCAAGATGAAAAAGGCAATACGGCAATTTGTCACCTTGTTCCACACGAAGTTCGACAGATGAGTTCGTTGAAGCCAGGCGAAATGATTATCAATGTAAAGCTAAAAGACGGAACACTTGTTCAAGTTTCGCATCTCAAAAAGAAAATGATGAAAATTGTATCATCAGATTCAAAATATAATCAAACATACCAACCTTGGAGTTTTGATACAAATCCAGGCTTTGCACCTCCAACACCTTCTGCAGCAGCTACTCCAAAACCAAAACCCAGTCTAGAAAAATTTAAAGAAGACTACGAGAAACCTAAAGAGGAATCTTTTATGGATAAAGTTAAGAAGGTAGCTAAGTTAGATGAATCATCTGGAACTAAGATGGAAGCCCAGATTGAAGAGGATAAGCTATAAATATTATATTAGGGAGCGAGTCTCCCTATTATAGGACCAAATATGTCAAAAGTAGTAAATGTAGAAAACGGAAATTATATAGTCAAAGTTGAACCAGGCGAACATATTATCCTTGATACCTCAAGAGGACAAGTAAACGCTAGTAATCAACTTATTGGTAAAGTTATTATTAACGGACAACTAGAGGTTAAAGGTAAGACGACTACAATCAATTCAACCGATTTAGATATCAACGATAATATTATCGTACTGAACAAATATAAAGATGGATCAGGAATCAGCACCGTCCTCGAAGGACAATCAGGAATTGAGATCGACAGGGGAGCGAACGGATCAAGAGTCCGAATGGTGTGGGATGAGTCCATTGGTTGGGAAATGGGA